TTTTAACTCACCCCAAATTAAATTTTTTGTAATTTAACTATTTTAGACTGACATGTCACTGACTGTACACTGCCGATGGTCGGGATTCCGACCGGTTCCCGCGTTGACTCTCAACCACATAAAGATTTTCCCCACAGGAGGTGAGGCATGAGGATGAACAACCTTTCAGACGTAGCGGCGGGGCTATCCTACGGCACATCTATTGGCAGCTTTGGCTACTGGCTGCTGCAACTACTCGATAAATTGAGCCCAAGCCAGTGGGCTGCAATCGGCGTCCTTGCCAGTATTCTCTTTGGTTTACTGAAATATTTGACCAACCTGTATTTCAAAATCAAAGACGATCGTCGAAAAGAGGACCGTGATAATGGCTACCAGCAAGACTAAATTCAGCGCCGCCGTTCTGGGTTTAGTACTTGCTGGTGCTTGAGCGTCGGTCACCTTGGATCAGTTCCTCAATGAGAAAGAGGGAAACAGCCTCACAGCGTACAAAGACGGAAGCGGGATCTGGGCTATATGCCGTGGTGCCACGATGGTTGATGGTAAGCCGGTTGCGCAAGGCATGAAGTTGACGCAGGGGAAATGCGACAGGTAAACGCCATTGAACGGGATAAGGCTCTGGCGTGGGTTGACCGGAATATATAGGTGCCGCTGACCGAACCACAGAAAGCCAGTATTGCTTCGTTCTGTCCGTACAACATCGGGCCCGGTAAATGTTTTCCCTGGACGTTCTACAAGCGCATCAATTCTGGTGACCGCAAAGGTGCATGTGAAGCGATCCGCTGGTGGATTAAAGACGGTGGTCGCGACTGTCATCTGACCAAAGGCCAGAAGAACGGCTGCTACGGTCAGGTTGAACGGCGAGACCAGGAAAGCGCGCTCGCGTGCTGGGGCATAGACCAGTGACTATCAAATCGAAGCTGTTAGTACTGGCTGTTCTGCTGGGATGTTTGTCGGTGCATATCATGCTGGTTACCTGAAAGGCTGGTATGCGCACATCGACAAAGTAAACAGCGAGCATAAAGCGAAGAACAAAAAGGCTGAGAAAGCCGTCGCAGCCGGTGAGCAGAAAGCGGCTGTGGCCAGCGCAGAGGGTAAAGTGATTTACCGGACCATTTACCGAGACGTGGTGAAATATGTTAACGACCCGAATAATACTAAGTGCGATTTTGACGATCACGCTGTGCAGCTGCGGCAGCGAGCAATTGATGCGGCCAAAAATATCCCAGGATTTGATGAACCCGCCGTGCAAGGCAAGTGACGCCGGGCGGGACCGCGACAAGGACCTGCAGGCAGATACCCAGACAACGGAATGTGTGCGGGAACTGCGAACGAACATCTATCGCTGGCAGGCGTGGTACATGGCTACGGAATAG